TGACATTGTGCGTTCTGCAACCAGATCGTACAGGCGATTCTTTCGGCTTGTAGCTACTACGTTTGAGGCTTCCGCTAATGCTCTGTCTCTTGTCGTTAAGGCAATCAACTGCGCACCAGATGCGGATGCATCGTTTTCATTTCCTAGCTTTGTTTTGTATGTCGCTAACTTTGCTTTATTAGTAAAGTCACCGTCCATGTGCTTATGAATACGAGCGTACTCAAGAGCGAAACGTGCTAGTTTAGGTATCTCTTCTGCTTCAGTAGCAACCACTAGAGGGTGTTCTAAGAACTCTCTCAATCTGCGGTCTCTCTGAGTAGTAGACATCATCATTTCGCCAAGCTCTAAGAAGTTCTTTTCATTCTTCCTAAAGGACTCCATGCGACCTCTGTTAGTTAAAACACTAAATGCTTCACCAACAAGAGTACCTAATTGTAATCTTAGTTCATCTAGAATAACATCGTCCATAGCAACAGAGACAGAAGTGTTCAGGAATGGTCTAACGAATTCACCACCAGCAGGATGTAAGTATCCTTGAGTGTAAACTCGACCACGCCCATCAATCTGCGCCCAGTTTCTCCATGGTTTATCATTGGCTAGATGCCATCGAACGGACTGTATTAAACCTGCACCCATTTCACCACGTTGAAGCAGTACCTTACGGAAGCTATTAAGCTCATCGTATTTAGCTACCTGTCCTCGTGGATCACGGAAGTGAGCAAGGTCATCAAAGAAAGAAGAAAACTCTCTATCAATTTCCCACTCGCTTTCCATCACATGGTTTAGCATGTCTGCAAAGTCTCTATCGACTAAATCTTGATCATAGTTACCTGAAGCTTTTCGGGTTACAACACTAATGCTCGTCTTGTTGCCTCGTGAGTCAAAAAATTTCTTCTCTCCTGCACGGACATAAAGACGGTCTCTCTCATTAACGATTCCGAATCGCCTAGATAATATCATCTCCCGGTTTGCTCGTTGTAGCTTAAGCATTGAAGGGTCTATTATTTGTACCTCTCTAGATATAGTGTCTTTGTAAGAACCAACAGCACTACGTCCACTATCCAAATCAACTACACCTCTACGTGAGACACCTCTAAGACCGACCTTAATCTTACCTTGGTCTTTTAAACCTTGTAAAATGTTAGATCCTATCTTGTGGTATTCCGCAATAGAAGGTTTTCTAAAGAACACTTCGACATCGTTCATTTCTGTTTCGAATATTCTTTTGCCTATCTGGATTGATAGAGAGTCATAATCGGTAGAATTGCCTGTAGCAACGTCACTCATAATTTCAGACATGAGTTTGACACGCTTCTTCGCAAATTCAGGGGTAGCAGTTTCTTGTATGTAATCAGATCTTTTCTTAGTGTATACCCACTCAAGATCTAGGAACCTACGCTTTCTTTCCTTGCCAGCACGTAAGAACTTAGTGATAGCACTGTCAGAAGGTTTGCCTTCCCATTTACGAACGAAAGCTTTACCAAAGGGCAATTCTTCGATCTTCTTTAAAATGTGTTGTCTTGCATTAGGAATCTTAGGTAGAATGTTCGGTAGTTTAGGGAAGTAGGTGCGTATAGGAGATCTGCCTTGGAAATAAGTCTGCCTTGCTAATCCTAATCCTTCTTCTGCCGCCCAGTTGCTAACCAATCTCTGATTAGATAGGGTTCTATCCGCTAATTCTTTTGCAGTAGTCCATTCCCCCATAATCTGAACTTGGGCATCTCCACTAGATCCAAACTTAAACATTTGAGATCTTGAGCGAGAACGCCTGTCTAGAATACGAGAGGTGTTGACTACAGAGTTCTTTAATTCTGCACGTAATACTCCAGCGAGGTTTTCCCATGGCTGTTTATCTTTAGCGAAGCGTTCAAACACTACGCGAAGATTTTCGATTATTGCAGATTGTTGGTTTACAGATACACCATCAGCTTCAAGCTTAGTTGCAAACCGTTCAATAAATTGCTTTTGTTCTAGAGTTAGAAGTTTAGACTGGTTCATATAGTCAATTCGTTCTTGAAGAACTTTAAAGTCAGGATCATAAACGAGGGTAGACTTAGTCTCACCTGTCATTGGATCTACACTTTGGTTTCTTTCATCGAATTGATTATTGGCTCTTCTTCTTGTACCCTTCTTACCGGGGATAGAAGTACCTCTGTAGTCAGTCAGGGATAGCAGTGAATTAGAATTACTTGCTTCTGCTCTATAGAAGAGGGCAAGCTCTTTTTCTAACGAGGTATTCTTGATAAGACTATTAGGTCTCGCCGCGTTAATTGCTATGTTACTTACTACTTTTGAACTTAGAACTTTCTGACGAACAGGAGTTGTGTTAGTGTTTTTATTGTCTAACCGTCTCAATGCTGTAAGGGAGAGTGGTTTACCACTTGCTGTAGTAAAGCTTTCCACAGGCAACTGCCCATTGTCAAAGAGACTTACTTTCTGAAGGTCTCCTTGGAAATGTCTAATCTTAGTTTCTCTAGGTTGTCGCTTAAGCCATGTGCCATAGTTTTCACGATTAGGGGTAGTCCCGTTTAATCTCATAACTCCGGCGGCGGTTAAGCCTTTTAATACATTCTTCTTAATGTTGGGGGATGTACTTTCTAACAGCTCACTGTGGGATTTTACGACAGGAACGAGAGTACTTCGGCATCTCCAGTGTAGAGGAGGTGTGAAGCGGTCATCGTTAACATCGTATACCTTACCATCATGGTGAGCGCAGATTGCACTTGTGCGACTATCCAATACAGCTGTAAATCTAACACCCTTCATAATCTCTTGGTTGTCTTTCAAGACAGCCAGTTGAGCTACGGTTTGAGTACGAGTGATAGCAGTGCGGACTAGGGCAGAGGCTTGCGACTCTGTAAGTCTGGTCTTACCAATGACATTCTTGATGATTTGCTCGTTGGTTAATCCCGAAGCAAGACCGCTATCAATAGCAGTCCTCATTCTAGTCAATTGGCCAGTACCTAATCCTTGGATACGTTGGGCTAGATTTCCATCACCCCTAACATTGACACCTACAACTGATTCCAGAACTTTTGTTGCTCCGGGCCGTCTTAGATTAGAGTAAGCTCCAATCGATTTGGCTAAGTTGTTTGTGGTGAAGTCTACCTCAGTCAGGGCGTAATCTTTCATTCCCGGAACGAGGCTTTGTTTCATTTCAGCTGTAAATCTCTTTACCTCTGGTTGTACTTTTCTTTTAAACGTGAAGCGATCTATCGCACCTTTGCCTTCTTTTAATATCTTGTTAAGGCGGTGACGATGACGGCGAATAACACGTTTAGTATCTGTCTGAACATTTTCTTCAAACAGACGGGTCATAGCTACGTGGTCTATAGTTCGATCATACAAACTATCGTTTACGTTTTGTGCCATGATAACCTCCTAGTTTGTTTTAGATAGGTTTAGCAGGCCATGTTACCACTTCTATGTCTGTGACATCGCTTAAAGCGGAAGGGAAGTCACGGAGAGATTGGCGGTATGTTGCCCACTCTGCTTGTTTAGTCTCTGTTAGAGGAGAATCGTTAAATTGTGTCCAATCTGAATTAAACAGTAAAGAGTCTCTTTCTAATCTTACTAATATTAATGTTTGTCCAATTACTATATTTTTAAGAGATTGGCTTTCAACCCAAGAGCCTTCCCATACAAACCACTTTTCAGGGGCCGGAGTTCGGGTAGTAAAACTTGTGCCGTTCCAATACTCTACTTTATAGTCTAATACATAAGGGTTTTCTAACCAAAGAAAACCTTCTATTGTTGTGTTGTGAACAGGGGTAACCTCTGGAGACCTGTATTGTTCCAATATGTTTCCGTGTTCATCTACTTTAATTTTATACATTATACTCCATCTCCAAATTCTACTACTGCGTAGGGGGCTTTACTATTCATAGTACTCGACAAAACAAAGGCAGTAGCGCCGTGCCTCCAACTCAGTGAAATGCTGTTATTGCTATTCCATTGGTAGTACACGTACCAAAGAAAGTTAGTAGGGAAAACAGTTTGTACTTTAAAACGGATAGTAGAGTTCATCCTGCACCACCTTTTGTTAGAACTTGTAGATAAAGAACCTAGGCTTTGTGTGCTGTTAGTACCTGTTGTACCTCCGCTGTAACCCTTAGTTAAAAAGGCTTTAGATATGTAAGTTGCAGATTCAAATGTTAAATGAGGTTCAGCCGTAGAAGTAGCGGTGTATTTCTGATCAGCCGCTGTAACTGCTCTCAACCCGTAGCTCATATTGCCTGCTAACTGGTGTGCGGTAGTAGAAGTTATAGAGCCGTAATCGCTTGCTTTCATTGCTACCATGATCTCAAAAGAATTGTTTCCACCTGTAGCATCATAAATAGCCGCTGTCCGGTTGGCGTTACTGATTGCTAATCTAAAACGGCCTGAGTAACTGGAAGATACTGGTCGGGCGTAGTATATCATATCTGTTTTAAAGCTGTCATCATATGGGTGTGAAACTTTAGTTGCATTATCAACTCTGTGCGATGATATATTAGCAGAAGTGACTTCTATAAGCCAGTACGCATTAGTGTAGTGAGATACTAAACTGCCATCTGATGTAAACCCGGCGAGTGTTGCACTTG